GGAGGCCCTTTTTTTGCCTTGGCGGGTGCCTGGCGGGTATTGTTGTTGAAAAAAACATGCAGTAGGGTTCTCAAACGGTGACACCCTGTCACCAAGGGAGGCTCATATGCACGTTGTAAAAGACACATCAAAACGGACTGAGAAGCGCGGGCTCAAGCGGTACTTTGTCGACACCCAGAAAGAGGCCGGCACATCGCTTTTGCCGAGGCGTGTGTACCGCTGCGACGACGCCGGCAATGTTTTTGAGACGAAAAAAGCCGCCGCGGAGTACAGCGCGGTTTTAGCTGAGCGCATCAGCGGTGGCGCCATCGTTGCTGAGGACAAAACATTCGGTGACGCCGTGGCGCAGTGGGAAGTCGACCGGAAAGAGAAGCGTCACCAGGCCGACACGATCGTTAGCGATATCGCTGCGGTCCACAATCATATCTTAGGCAAGTGGACTCTGAACGGCGTGCCCATTGCCAAGGCCAAATTGTTGCTAATCAATTACGCTCAATTAAAAGCTGAGCTGACTGGCAAGCGTGGACATCTGAAGATCAGACATATGAACGGCCGGAAACGGATGGCCCGCTCCGGCGTCAGAGATATTCTGAACCTCTTTAAAGCAATCCTTGAAGTCGCTGTTGAGGAGCGGTGGATCTCGCACAACCCAGCGAGCAAGATCAGTGTCGAGGACGCGGAGATTCAAGACCCGGACGACAAGGCGATCGACCCCGAGGTTTACGGAAATTTCAGAGACAACGTCCCCGACTTGCTGAAGGCTCTAGCAGTGATCGATCCTGCGTCCGTATTTCCTGTTGAGGTTTTACTCAAGACGGGAGTCCGCGGTGGCGAGCTCGTTGCTATGTCGCTCGCCCAGGTCAAGATCAAGCACAACAAGACAGTGTTAAAAATTAACCGTGCTTGGAAAAAAGACAAAGTAATCGGCAAGCCGAAAAGCGGGCTGACCCGTTACGTCGTGGTGAGCCCGCAGCTAGGTGCTGACCTCAAAGCTCATGCGGTTGCGAATAAGCGACGCGGCGACGACCTGTTGTTCGGCGAGAATGGCAAAATCTTAGATCGGCCTGGGTTAACTCTGCGCTGGCGGCAGGCACAGTTTGCGATTCGCGGGTGGGGGCTTTTCCGCTCGAGCAATACCCGCAGCTCTGGTCGATCGTGGAACCTGGTCAAGCTGCCGAAGCCCATCACAGACTTTGACCATGACGAGTGGCAGTCATTTTCTTTTGGCCAGGCTGGGCTGAGTAAGGGCGAGCAACGAGACGCGCTGCAATTCGATACCTTCGACGCGGCAGCCGAGCACATCCGGCTCACGCTGTTTCGACCGCACGACATCCGCCATCTTTATGCGTCTCACCTGCTTTCGGTTGGCGAGAGCCTCTCTAGCGTCGCCGGCCGCATAGGAGACCAGGTGGACACCTTGAAGAAGTACTATTCCGACTTCCTGCCATGGGACGACGCGGCGGATCAGCGTGTCATCGATGCTATGGAGGCAATCTGCTAATGGCGCACAAGTACACGATTTATGAAATTGTCGAGGGCTCCGGTTCTGGTGACGATGCGATCGCCAGGAAGGAAGCCCGCCAGATCATGCGCGAGCAAACGTGCCTGGCGTCCTGCGGTCTTAACCTAAAGATTGGTTGGCGCAGAAAATGGTTCGAAGATCTTGGCGACATCGAGGCCGAAAGTATGGCGCAGCTTTTTGACCAGGTCAGAATGGGCCAGGTCGTTGAGCCACCCGGCGGCGTGCGCTACCTGCGAATGGCTGATGGCTTCAGCCAAATCATGGCTGCCGGCTTTGACCCCGTAGGAAACCTGTCGCTCTTATAAAAACGGGTATTCCGTCCACGGGAACACGTAGGCCTCTGACGGCTTTTCTCGTGTCTCACTGACGATTGCACCTGTAGCCTCGGTCGACGGCGTTACAGGGCCTGTGCTGGGGTTTATTTTGAGCAAAGCGGCGTAAATTGCTTGGTATCCCACCATGTCGACAAAATTGTCATTATTTGCTGGGTTCTGCTCGCTGCGGGCGAGCTTGAGAAGGGACATCATGGCCGCGACCTGGTGTGGGTCTATCCAAGTCTGCAGGTAAGCGCTCCAAAGCGCTGCGATGCGATCGTGTAAGGTTGCAAAGTCCCCGTGTACTTTCGCTCGCTTATCGATTGTGTCGATGGCCTCGTGCAGCGTGTCAGTAACCGGTGTTGATCGGCCATGACCCTGTGGCTTGTGCGCATACGGCGGAGCCATCTCCGGCCAAAGTGTGTCTGCGTGTACACAAACAATTTTAGCGATAATTTTGCGTGTATAGAGTTTCGGGACGGTTACACCCGTGATGTACCTTCTCACCTGCTCAGCCGACTTTGCGGCCCGCTTGTCCGCTGCCGCGATAGCGTGAGTTAAATCGACTGCGCTCATTTTCAAAGCGTTCAACCGCAGGCGAAGCAAGCTGTTCCAGCCGAGGTTAGCGTCGTCAGCGAGGCTCATGGCGCCTCACTCTTTTCAAGAAAGCGCTCGAACGACGAGCGGACAACCCACCACGGAGAACCTTTTAGCGTCCCAAGCTGACGACCTTGAAGGTGGCCGTTATCAATCAACGAGCGGACGCGACGCATTGACGCATTACTGTTGTTGCCAAAGAGGCTGTTAGACACCTTCCTAATGGTAATAAAAAACGCTTCGTCATCCTCAGCCATTAGTGGAACTCCTTCCGACGCTGGTTTTTCGCCTTTGCTAACGCGGCCTCGCACTCATCGCAGGTACAAGGTCGTCCTGGCACATCACCCTGCTTGGGATGATCCCTTTCTATGATGTATACCTCGCGAAAATGTCTATCTGGTATTTTCTCAAAATCAATTTTGTAATCAAAGTCGGGCTTGGGTTCGTTTGGCATCAGTCGAACCTCCCCTTTGCAGCAGGTGCTGGGGCTGCAGCACGAGGTTCGCGCGCCGTCTGTGGCTTCACGCTGAGGTTTAAATAAATCAGATGTTCCTTCTCAGCATCCGCCGGCGGTGTTGGGTCGCCGTCGCGGTGAAAGGGCTCGCCGGATCTTTCTACAATCACGTTGTGTCGTGATCCTGTCGCGTCATTCCATCGCGCACGGACCTCATCATTGCGCCAAACCGCTACTTCGTAGGTGCCGGCATCGAGGGACTCACGCACCTTGAGTTCTGATTGGCTGAACGGCGGTCGCTTTCCCTGCCAGCCGGCGAGGAACTCCTGCGGCGTGACCGCAACCTTGCCGCGGTCGGTGTCGATAAAGCTGGAGCCTTCGTTGCAGAACACGTTCATGCTGAGGCGATCACCCATTTAGTTTCTCCTTCTGTTGTTTAACCACTGTTTTGAGCTTGCCGAACGCAGCAGCATCGTTGGTTTGAACCCAGGCTATCTCGCCGTCGTGGTCTCGTTCCCAGGCTGTTAGATCTCGCTGCGATCTGCAGGCGCGTAGACTGACGATCAGGCTACTCTCGGCGACGTCTGCGACAGTGTTTGCCTGTTGTTCGATTACCGGCGGCGGGGCCGGCGGAATCACCACCTGCTTAGGTTCAGTTCCTGGCGGCAGGTCTTCGCCCTGGTAGATGTAATGACCCAAACCGTGAAATGCGATCGCTTTGACCAAGCAGCGCATGAGTGCGGCGTTAACGGCAAAACTGTCAGGGTTCTGCATCGATTTATTTGTGTGGTTTAGAACCGGCATAATTTCCGTCGCCGCTTGGCCCAGGATGACGACGGTGACCTGGACGTAGGCAAAGCCGGCAGGGTCCAGCATGTATGGCAGATCGTTGAAGACGTGCTTGTGGAAAGTAGCGTCGGGATAATTGTCTTTGACGTATGACCAGGCCCACGACCAGGTGAGGTAACTAAACCCGCCCTTGGTTTCTAAATGTTTGTTGACGTCAACTTTCGATAGCTTGCTCCATACCGACTCCGCGCCTGGCAGGGAACGCCCGAGGTGGTCTGCATAAGTCATTCGCTAAACACCTGTTTGATTTCAGCGAGGAACTCTGGGCTGTAATCACGCCAGCGAAAATCAGACCAATCCACCTCGCACAGATCGATGATGGCTTGCACTGTCTCCGTGCGCTCCAGGATGCGCTGGCGTTTTCGCAGCAATACCGCGGTTTGTGCCATCGCTTCATCAAGCCGGTCTTGGGGCACCTCATGCACGACATGGCTAAGGCGGTTGGCATAGATCAGGCGGCAGATGCCACCACCGAGTGCACGCTGATACAGAGCGATCTGCGCGATATCGCCTGGCATCGGCGCGTTTGGAACTGAATTGTTACTGAACCCGGTCTTTGAATTGCCAGAGACGCGGTCCCACCTGGTCTTAACTTCTCCAATGACTCCGGCGCCCCTACCATCTGTGTAACCGATGATCGGGACATCGATGCCGGGGAGCTCGAGCTCGATCTTCTCTTCAACGTCGATCGTATTTGCGCCTGCAAACGCCTCGCGAATGCCTTCAACGGTATGCTCGATCGTTGCACCTATGCGCTCGCCGCTGTCAGAAAGCAGGTGCTCCGTTATCTTTTGGTCGCGTTTATTGTATCCAGCGGGACGATGCTCTTGCAGAACGCTAATTGCGTGACGCGTTGCCTCAGCAATCGATGACTCGCCGTTCGCAACTTCGAAGGCCGCTTTATGCACTTGCGTGCCGGCCTCCATGTTGATGCTGCTTGGTTTCCTGTAGTGCTCGACCTGGAGGTGGGCCTCGTAGTCGCCACGTTCACTGGCGTGCTTGGCCGCATAGTATTTCGGTACGCGGTATGCGTATTCGGCGATTAAGTACGGCAGTGGGCAACGTATCTTTGTGTTGCTCCAATGGCGTATTCCACGCGATTTGTAGTGCTCTGGTATGTTTGGTGCTGTTTGCGGCATTTGACGCCTCCTGCCGCGGAGTGTGCCGAAGGGCACGCAGTGTCGTCAATGATGACAAACTGTCATGTATTAGATTTATGTGGACCGTTCTGTGCACATCATGTGATCTGACTGCCGACAATTAAATCGATCGATACAACTTCGTCGCGGCCATAGCGCTTTACGAGACCATCGCGTGTGACGTTCACAGCGTCGTCCTGCAAGCTCTTTAATTGCCAAATTTCAGACAGCACTTCTTTGGGGTCTGTTTTGCGCGCGTTCGGCTTTAATTTGATGACAAGCACGACCCACTGGTCCTCTCGCGCAGGCCTAATGGGGTCGACCACGATCAAATCGCCAACGACAAATCGTGGCGCACACTCGTTGTCAAAAACGTGCATACCGTAGGCCGCATCGTTATCAGCGACGTTGCCTGGCCTTGCACAAAAAGCGTCCGTTTTCATAAAGCGTACTCGGCTAGTAGCAAGATCAGCCACCCCGAAAATAGGCAGATCCACCTTATAAGCCGGCTCAATCGGGGTTAAGCGTAACCCTTGTGTTTGCCCGGCGCCCCCTCCGGTCAGCAGGTCATCTATCGAACATTCAAGTATGGCTGCAACGCGCGCAGCTAAGCTCATTCTTAGTTCGCGTTCGCCGCGTTCTATTCTTCGCCAGGTGCCGGGCTCAATTTCTAACAGCCGTGCTAGATCAGCACCTGTCAGCCCAGCCTTCATCCTGGCCAGCTTAAGGTTTGCAGATTTACTCATAGGATTTC